GCGCAGGTCACCAACAATGTCACGGGTAACCGTCTGAGCGAAACCAGTCACGGAACCAACAGACTGGAACAGACGGATGTTGTACACCGACTGCTCATACGTGCTGTTGCTGATCGGACGGGCACCACCATCGATAACCGCACCCGCGTCAGGGCGGTTCACACGACGGTTGAAGAAGTACTGCGTGCTGTTCCACTGCTTGGTGGGGATAGCCGCCAGCAGTGGGGAATACCGACGCTGGTACTCAAGAAGTACCGGATCGATAGATTTCGGAATAAGGGGTGTGACCGTACCGGCGGTCGTCACCGCCTCCTGAAGGAGGGTCATGTTAGGCATATCGAGTTCCTATTCTTTAGGGCTCAGAGGTGCGATCAGGAAGCCTGAACGCCAGCGGCCGGAGTAGGAGCGAACGAACCCAACAGGATCTCCGTGCGGTACTTGTCGAACAGCTCAGCGTTCGACAACTCCTGTGGCTCATCGTTCTCCGTCATCCGGTAGCCGCGACGTGGCGGCAGGCCCTTCTCTTCCAAGAACTCGGAACGCAACTCGTTCCTGAGCTCCGTGCGCAGCTCCTTAGCCAGGGACTCCTTCAGGGCCGCAACGTCGATGTCCGCCTTCGGTGTGACAGTCTCAGCGAGCACCTCCTCAGCTGGCTTCTCGGTGGTCTCCTGCGGTTCAGCAGCCTGCTTAGGGGTGTTCATCTCGATGAGTACACGCATGGCGTCTGCCAGCATGTCAATCTTGGCACCGAGAACAAGCTCGGTAGAGTCCTGCGTCGGAGCCGCCTCGGCGGCCTGGTTGGTCTCGCTCATAGCAAGCTCCTCCTGGTTGTCGCTCTCCGCCGTGGCCGACGGGGAAGTTGTGTGAACGTGGTTGTGTCCGTGCTCGTGCGCTTCACCATCACTGGAGGCGTGGACATGCGCGTGAGTGTGCGAGTGGGCGTACCCGTCGCCGGATTCGTCAGTGTGGTCATGCCGGTGGGCGTGGGTGTGCGCCTCACCATCCATGCCGTGTGTGTGGGAGTGATCCTCCGGAGGGAGGGTCATCTCATCAGCGACCTGCTCGCACGTCTTACCTTCAAGGAGTTTGGCGGCTGCAACATCAGCACGCCACGCCTCAACCTCAGTACGCCACTGCTCCATGACGCCCAGCCAGTCCTTCACCCTGGCGTCATGGGCCGACTCTCCGCTGTTGTTCATTTCGTCATCCGGGGAGGCAGTCTTAGTGGTCTCTTCAGAACCGACATCAATATCTGCGTCATCATCCGGATCCATCATCCCGAGTGCCATACACGCCGCATTCATGGCGGCAGTTGCTGCCGCTTTCAGTTCATCCGGTGGTACACACCCACGGACCGTTACCGAAAGTGGGCCGCTGTGCGCGTCAATACAGAACCCGGCTACGCCATCGGGGCCGTCAGGCCAGTACTCCTTGATCTCCGAGAACCGCATCGGGGTGGACTCTTTCATTTTTCCTCCGGCACCCCAATTGTCAGGGATCAAGTCGGTAGCCCCCAGGGCTCCCGCGCGTTTCATGATATGAGCACGAATAGCATCATGGCCACTCTTGCCACGGCCGACAGCGTGAATGGCTTTCTTCAAATCGGAGATATCAGCAATCGGGTAGCTGGGTTCCCCGCTGGCATTCTTTATCGCGTGGCCCTTGGCGAGCATTGACTTCATGTCATCGGCAGAGTACTTCGCCTCGGATATCTGTTCCTCGGGAAGGCCCATGTCCCTGCGCCACTCGTTGATGCTGATCTGGCCGAAACGGAGACGCTCATCCGCAACCATCTTCACGAATTTCGCGTTACCGGAGCCTTCTTCCACCAGGGTGACGGTTGCTTCGGTGGCTTCACTGATGGGGGTCCTGAACACGCCCCCGGATTCGGTTGCCTTACCGTTCTTGGTGTCGATCAGGGCGCCGTCTACCCCAGGGGTGGCTGTGAAGTCGATGGCGTCAATCTCAAGGTCATCAGCGGTGGTGGCCGTGCCGCCTTCGTAGCTGACTTGTTTCGTGTCGCCTATCCAGTAGCCGTGGATGCTGACGGAACGCAAGGCTGGGGAGCTGGAAGTGACCAGGGTGGCGATGTCTTTGCCGTGCCGGGTGTCGTAAAGGTCCGCTTTGTACCGGAGGGCCTTGTTGCCGTCGATGGTAACTTCAACGACCCGGCCAACGATCTTCGCCGAATCATCCCCGGCATCATGATGAGTACGCATCACAATCGGCAGGCCGTCAGGGTCCGCAAGCCGCTCCTGCATGCGCTTCGCGGCTTTAGCAATCAGCTCCGGCGTGTAAAGCCTTCGGTTTCTACTGACCCCCGGCGCCAGGGCAACGCCGCTGATCTTCGCAATGCTGCCCATGGGGCCTCCTAGTGATAGCTGATAGTAAACGCGCCGTTCGTTGCGGCACCAGCCACCAGGCAACCCAGCGTGAACGGCATCCCCAACGAGACAACAGTGCCCACAGCAGCACTAGCAGGGACAACACCGATAATCGTCCCAGTGACGGAGCCGGTTGCAGGGGCCGCCGCATCATAAATCAGTGCCGCCGCCGCCCCGTTGGCAGTGGTCACCAAGATACGGCCCAAAGTCCCGGCACCAGCTTTGATCAAAGTATTGGTCGCAACGGCATTAGCGACCACGGCGGTGCTATCGCCATCCGTGCTGATAGTGACAAGTGGTGCAGGCATACGCCCTCCTAGTTGAAGTATCCGTCGTAAGCAGACGAAACGGAGAACTCGGCGGTCGCCACGCACCGGCAACGCGGATGTGCAGGCATCTCCGGGAAATCCATGATCAGAAACGGTGAGTCAATGCCGTGCTGCTCACACAACACACACACCCTGCCGTCCCCTGCTGTCATCCACGTGACATACTCCACGTTCTCCGAGCGGTACAGATCCAACGCGCCACGCGAGAACCCGGCTGACAAAGCCCAATCCACAGTGAAAGCCACCGCATCAGCATCCTCTGCCGCCATGTCAAGGATGCTGAGCGCCGCATCGACCATCTCCTGGCGGCTGGCCCCTGCCGCTGCCAGTTCCCCGAGTACTCGGCCGAACTGGTCTGCGGCCCGGCCCAGCATCTTGTTCAGCCACGTGTCCGATTCGGCCCACACCTGACCCAGGTTCTCCAAAGCGGCGTAGGCGTGTTCAAATGCGATATCGAAGCTGTACCCGTAGAGGTGCTCCTCGGTTACGGCAATGGCCACGGCATCCGCGTAGCCCTCCGCCTGCCCGGAGGCCACCAGGCGCCTCATAGCGTCCCTCATGGACTGCCATGAGGTGCTGCCCGGAAGCCACGAGAGCAGACGCAGGGCTGCATCCCTGGCAGCGTCTTTAGCTCTTTTCTTCGCCCCAGGGTCCTCAGCTTCCGACAGGCCGAGCTGTTGGCGCAGAACATCTACTGCACCAACCACATCCATTTCGCTGACGGCCTTGCGCCAGATGGGCGTGAGGAGATCCTCCATCTCCTTCATCAGCTTGTCACGCCGGGCAAACACCAGCGCCCACACACCCTCAAGCTGACCAAGGTGGATAGCGACCTCAAGGATCCCTGGCTCGTGCGCGTTTTCGCAACACAACTCCACGGCAGCTACACAACCGGCTTTCACACGATCGTTCATGGGACCACCCGAAGCGGCCCACCCCTGCGCGTACGCGGTACGGGCGTACGGGGCGATCTCCATAATCACGAGCGCTCCTTAAGCGGAAGGTGCCGGAATCGAACCGGCAACGGTGCAACCCGCCACACCTTTCCGGGGTGCTTGACGCGCCAATGTCGGACCTTCCATAGGGACGTGCGAACTGACTGCGCGCCGACACCAGTTCGTACCCTTGGTTGCAGCGCGCCCGAACCGACTTGGGTAGCACACGCCCCAGCGGAAGGGAGGGGGGTCGAACCCCTACGGGCCGGAGCCCTACTCGCTTTCGGGGCGAGCGCCGCCGCCATCTGTCGGCTGGCCCTTCCAAAGGAGCCCCACCACGTGTTCCCAGAACTAGTGATAGTTGCGTGGTGGGGCAGCGGAGAGAGTGGGAGTTGAACCCACAAGGCCCGAAGACCTACGTCTTAGCAGGACGCTGCCCGTGCCGATAGGCGGACCTCTCCATGGTAAATCCTTGCGGGTCGAACTG